ATGAGAAGTCCTCTTTCATCAGTCCAACCTGCGATCTGAATAACTGCGGCTTCCAAAGAAGTTTCGTTAAGATCAGCTGGGGTTGCAAACTCATTTGAGTTAGTTCCGCCACTCACTAATGGGTGCGCAGTAGAACAAAGCTCCACTCCATCTCCATAAGTAGTACCTGAGTCAAAAGCATTATTTAGGATAGTTGCTGCTTTTACCTGCTTGGTGTACGCCATAGCACGAGCTAGTGCTTTAGTATAACGTGCTGACAAGGAGTCATACAAGTTATCTTCGATAGCCTCTTCTGTTATTGAAAAGCCCATCGCCACTGTTTCGTGTGTGTAGCGGGCAGTAAATGCTTCTTGTGCTGTGTCATACTCGATGGCAGAACCTTCGTCTTTGACTGGTGCAGCAGAGAAGCCTGATAGTTTAGTTTCTTCTTCAAAAGAACGGTCAGAAGTCTCTGATTCAAAGATCTCCGCGTGTTCTTCCCCGTACTTTGCATACTCTAAACCGAATAGTGCATTAAGACCAGGAAGTAGCTCTTTAAGAAGTTGCGCTCTAGATATTGCCATTGTCTATACCTCCTACAGTCCAACTGGGTTACGATAAGCGTGTCCACCGATGAACACGTTACTACCATTATCAGTATGTGTGCTGTATATGACAAGCACTTCTTGGAAGGTATCGCTACCTGTCGCAGTGGTGTCAACTACATCAATGATTTGAAATGGTAGTGTTGAAGTGGTAGCAACTGAATTGTTGATAGCAAGCTTAGATGCTCCATTAGCAGTAGTTAATGTATTACTAATGATTGAAGCCTTGTTACCAATAACCGTTCTTCCCAATGTTGCCATTGTCGTACCTGAAGAGCAGATAGCTGCTTTAAGTATGATGTCTGGATCATCAACAACAGACGCATGAATATCACTAGCAACGATGCTGCCAGGATATTGATTGTTGAATGTTAGTTGCTTTGTATTAGGGTCAGTATAGGAACAACCCATAAAAACACCTAATGTTCCAGTTGCTGGGAAAGCGGTTGTACTTCCGTCGCGTTCGATAGTTCCGTCGTTTACACGCTTCACTAAGTCGCCTTTTCCGATAGCTGTGCCGTAGTTGCTAGCTATCTTCATTTGCCGAGTAGCACCTGTGTAGGAACGACCACCGATCAAACCAACGGGTACTAGCCCATAAGGGGCAGCGATAGTTGGATAAGCCATAAAAATAGTCTCCTGTTAAAATTAATTGCCTTTGCCAAAAGTGACCTTAGACTTCCGTTCGTTAAATAGCGGCATTCTAGGGTCGTTTTCTCGCATGAGGTTGTTGTCTACTGACTTCATTTGATTATCGGTCTGAGACTTATAGTACGCAGTCCTTTGATCTTTGAGTTCAGTTGGAGCCTTACACAGCATTAGTCCCCCTATTACAATGTTATCTTTGAACCGTTCGTTCTCAATAGTTACCAAAGTAATTTCTGGGTGATCCGTTGCTTTTACTGGTTCCCAACCCTCACGTAATTTGGAGGAAACATTAGTGGCATCGACTTGACCTTGAGTGCTTGTTCGTATCCAACGGTACGTATACCCTGGCTCTGGCGTAGGTGAAGGTAAAACTTCGGGTCGCTGCCAAGCCTTCTTCTGCACTGTCTTCTCACGAGTTTCAAGTTCTCTGTTGATTCTGTTTTCAGCCATTATTCTTTCCTCATTTCTTCTGCAACCTTTTGGGCGTATAATTCGATAGGTACTCCTAATCGTTTCGCTATGGCAACCTGTGTTTTATTTAGCTTCACCTTTTTAGGGGCTACGCTTCGCGTTGCGGGTGCAACCACATTAGCCTGTTTTTTCGGCTTTTCAGCCTCTTCGGTCTCTGCAATCTCCTCTTCGAACTTATCTGGGAAGAGCTGCCGCATACGAGTATCTATTGCCTCGTAGTATTCGTCACTCTGCAAATCAACTCCTTGCTTGGCAAGTTTGTTGTGCAAGCCCAGTGCCAGACTTGTCATCTCATCGTCTGTACCGAACCAAGTGTTCTTTTTTGCCCAATCCTGCGCCCGTGGATCTACAGTAGGGGTGGCAGGTTTAGGCTCTTCTTTACTTTTTACCTCATCAGTTTCTTCCTGTAAAGAAGGAACTTTGAAATTATTTAACTTATCAGTCTTTATCTTAGCGTTTGTTATGCTCTCCTGTGCAGCTATAACAGCGTCTGTGTCTCCTGCATCATAGGCGGTTTTGTATGCATTTTTAGCCTGTGCAAGTTCTATTTCTGCCGTCTTTTTAGCTTGTTCTATGAGAGCTGTTTGATTCTTGTTAACGCTACCTTTCAGTTTGTTATTCTCATCTCGTATGGATTTTACAAACCGTTCTAGCTCATCACGCTCTCTTAAGGCTGCTTCTTTTGCCCGCCTTTCATCGTGATAACCTTTGCTAAAATGTTGAATACGTTTTCTAACTTTTTCAGAATAATCCTCAAGCTCCTCGTCAGTGACCTCTTCAGGTGGCTCAGAAGGTTTACGATTTCTGTCAGCTTTCGGTGTATCATCGACAACTTCAACTTCAAACTCATCTTTAGGAGTAGCCTTTTTGATTCCTTTATCGTCTGCTCCGTTAACTTTTGGTTCATCTTTCTCTTCTTTCTTACCTGATATATCTATCTCTACAGCACTAGAATCTTCTATATCTATCTGCTGATTTGCCGCGTCTCCATCAGGATCAGGGAATGAGTACTCTACTTTTTCAAATGCCATTTTCTACCTCTTATGCTCTCGTGATACCACGAGGATCTGTTACTACAGCCTCTATAGAATCATCGTTTAATAAACGATACTCTTTTCCAGCTACTTTAAATCGTGTTCCGCTATTGGCTCGAAACATAACAAAATCACCTTGTTTACACCATGCGCCATCAGGAAACCTTTCTTTGTCTCCATACGCACCACTGCCCATATCTACTACAAGCCCCATAATAGACATGATATAATCGTGGTGTACCTCCTTATCTGTTTTCAAGACGCTAGTATTCCCATACGTCTTTTCTATTTCAGGTAAAGCTATAAGCACTCTATATCCCACAGGTCGTGGTAGTTGCTGCTCTAGTTCGTTGTCCGTTAGTTTTACTGCTTCAGTCATCGTCACCTTCCAGTTGTTGCTTCGCAAGGTCTTTTATGTGTAGTACGCTGGACTTTAGACCTCGTATCAGTCCAACGATCTCCCTATAGTTCGGATAGTCTTTTGCCGATCCTGCGTTTAGGAAATTCTGTGCAGAGGTCATTTCTTCCTCGATTTTGTCAATTAGCACGTCATAGACGGTTTTAGCCATTAATTACCTTTCTGTAGTTTAGCGGCTTCTAACATAGCGTCGGCTTTATCCTTCTTTGCCTTTCGCTCTTGTTCAGCCTGTTGCAGGGCTACATCGGCTTTATCTTTCTCAGCCTTACGCTGTACTTCCTGCGCCTTGATTTGAATTTCTGCTTGCTGCATCTGCACTACGGGGTCTTGTGCTTTCTGCTGTGCTTGTTTCTGTGCAGCCTGTTGCATGTGAGACTGTGTTAGTTCTTTACCTGCTTGTGCTACTAATCTTGACAAGTTAACCTCCACTTCTTCTGGCAATTCTTCGTTTGGCGTGGGTAGTTCAACACCAAGTCGCTCCTCTATATCTTTTCGATACTTAAACCCAAGATGTTCAGCTATGTGTGCCTGTAAAGAAGCCATTATCTGCTTTGCTTGGGGGTTCTGCCCTATCATCTGCGCGATCATAGGATCTTGCATAAACGCCATATGTGTTTCGATATGTGCGTCTTGATCCTGATATATAAACGCTCGCATTGGTTTGCCTTGTAGAGCTGCCATATTTTCGCTGATAGGATCTGTCGGTTTCATGTCGTCTTTTATAGGAACTATCTTTTCAGCGTTCTTTACCCCAAGGACTTCTATCATCTGCCTATGTAACTGAGGTAAGTCGTATATCTGTGGTGCAGCCTGTGCCATTTGAAACACAGCTTGGTGCTGCACCACCCTTTGCGCCATCGTGGAGCTGTTCGGGTCTGATACAGGGATGACATCAGTCATGGCATAGTCCGCCTGTCGTGCTGATACCTCACCTCTTTCAGGTTGGTAATCATACTCTAAAGGGGCGTACTCAGCCATTAATCGTTTTAATAATTTAAACTCTTGTTTCATGGCGTAATGCACACGAGCCTGCACAGCTGCCATAGGTTTTAGTGTTCTTTCTAACAAGGCAAGGGTCGTACCTACAGGAGCATTGGCAGACATGTCCGATATGTTCATATCGCTTATAGCCCCTAATCGACGACCTTCGTTAGTTATATCTTTCAACAAAGCCAATAACACTTGGCTAGGTTCTTTGTAGGGCAGGGGCATAATGTTGTCACGTATACTACCCGATGGTACGTCTACGTCTCGGAAAGACCCAGGTTCTATGGGAGTATCATCTCCTTTGATACGCAACCCTCTAGCTTTTAGTCCTCCTGGGAGGTTCGCCAATGTGCCTGCGTCTACAAGCTGACGTATGATTGATGTACCTGCTCGTG